TTAGTTTCACATTTTTCATATCTTTAAGCCTGTTAGCTAAAGACACTCTTGCTATAGCCATCAGGTCTGCACCTAGTCCTTGAACTGGATAGTTAAGGATTTTAGTGCGAGGCCATTTGACTTTACCATACTTTACTTCAGGTTCGTAGTTATATACTCTACCTGTTGGCATTGTTATCTTTCTATCTCTCATAGCTTTGGCTACAATATCTTTATGCCATTGACCAAGTCCTTTATACTTACTATAGAACTCGTCAATAACATTCTGCCAGAACGATTCACTATTACTTACATCTGTGAAATTATTATCGTTAGCATAACTATAAGCAGAACCACCATAGATAAGCCGAAAGACAAACGTCTTAGCAATGAGGCGAGAAGGAAGCCCAAAACGAAGTTGATTATCTGCGTGTTGATCAGTTCCATCTCGTATCTCTTGTATTGCTATTGGATCTTGCGAAAGATAAGTTGCACATACCCATTCAAGAGCCTTTGCATCCGCTTGTAAGAGCATCACATTCCTTTTGTTTTTCTGCTACTTTAAGTTGTTCTACTGCTTGTTCAGCATTTTGTTCATCAAACTCTTTATTATACTCACTCATATCTACTCCCGAATAATGTTTTAATTTCGCCATCAAAGTTTTGTAGGTTAGGTTTACTTGAACTAAGTCTACCTGTTCTAGCCACACATTGATTAAGCTGTCCGTGTAATCTTCCTTCATGCCAGTTCATCTCCTTTCTTAAATCTACCAGTCCTCTATAGTAAGCTGTTAATCGTTTCTCTAGTGTTGCCCTTTTAACCAGGACTTCAACCAGGTCTTTACCATACTTACTTCTAGTCTTTACAGACTTTAAGGTCTGATCATCTGTTGAGAAAAAACCTTCTTTGTTTAACTCCGATCCTTTAAGGGGAGTTATAAGTCTAGGGAATACTATTTCATGTTCGACCCACCTTTCTTTTTGTTGACCCATACGAGTCCCTGTTTTAAATACGCCAATAACTTCTCTACGCCTGACTTTAAAAGTCCCGCCATATAGAAGAGAAGATACATGCTCCGTGCTATTAGGATTAAACTCCACAAGCTCATGATACTCAAAAAGGATTCTGTCAATGATTTCAATTTGGTCTTCAAGTTCTTTAGCCAAATGATTGCTACTATTCTCATCAAATAAAAGTCCATTAAATTCCATCTCCTGTAATATAATTAAATCTTGGTTATGTAAACTAATAAGTCTTTGCATAGGTTTTGTAGCTACCGCAAATTCTTCCATCTGTTTATCATATACCTTTTGCGTTAACTGCAAATCACCAATTAAGTATTCTTCTAAGATATCTTTAGGAATGTTAGGTGTATCTATCTTGTTGCCCCAATACTCTGTAGCAACAACATCAAGTTTACTACCCAAATCATAGTAAGCAGAGACGCCATTGAGACTTGGATAGGGATATTGTTGTCCTGTAAGTATAAAATGTACCAACTGACAATCCCAAATACGCTTACCCACAAAGTTAATGCCATACTTGCGAAGCCAATGCAAATCAAACTTAATATTAAAGCCAACCAATATCTCACTCTCATCAATGTCCTTTTGTATTTCATCTAGTTTATGGCGATAAGGTTCGTCACCGTACTCAATGCTAATGGTACGGGGAGTAGAACCGAGGAGCCCTACATAACATAATTTATTAGTCTCATCAAAGGGATTGCCTTTGTTGCTAATGGTTGTTTCTACATCTAAGACTAAGCTGCGCAATCGCCAGTTCCTTTGTTAAGTGGATAGAATTTATCTACAGCATCAAGAAGAGTTTCATTCTCTTCTACAAAATCTAGTATATCATGGATATCTTCTGGAGACAAGTCAGGTCTTAATAACAATATAGTTTCTACACTCAAAATAAACACTCCTCTAATTTAGTTATATCAATCTTAGGTTCTTTATATTTAATACTACCACTAGCAGGATAATCAAACCATCTAATGATTGAACCATCCCAATCTAGTAATACCCACCTAGTCCACTTAGAGATCTTCATATCGTGCAATCTCAGGTTTAATTAATACTTGTGTTGAACCATGACGTAAGTCAGGTCTTGTATCTTTATCACCAATAAGTTTATTCTTACTGATGTTAAAGTATCTAGTACGACTGGTGTTATCTTGTTCTTTACCTATTCCCAAGATCCAATCAGCTTCGCCTTGCTTGGCTGTTTTACTGCCATCAACCATGTCCATAGTAAGAAATAGTTTACCTTCGGCTTCACCACTTGCTTGTGATACAGCGATGACTGGTGCGTATGTTTTAGCAATCTCTCTTGCCCATTGGTAAATGGCTTTAAGTTCAAGATCATTACGTTCTCCTTTGAATCCACGAATCTTATCTATCTGGTCAAAGATAATAAGAGCAGGGTTATAATGTTTAAGCACAGCTTCAATACGATGTTTACTACTTGAGTCTTCGAAGTCTAGAATCTTAATTCTATCTTGAGTTAACTCTTCGTATTTAGCTTGTTTGACTTCGTCGTTAATAAACAACTCGTTGATGTTGAGACCGAGTGCAGCTTGGAAGACTCGTATGCCCACTTTATTTCCTTGTTCTTCATTATTAAACCATAGTATATCACCGTCAGTTTGGCTGACCATGCTCGTAATCTCTGACGCAAGGAATGTAGTTTTACCTGTTTCTGGCCTAGCGAAGATAAACCCAAAGTCACCTTTTCTAAGAGACCCAAGACTTTGATTAAGCCATTTAACCCGCCAACGTAGGCCTGGTGTATGTATCTGTGTTTCATATAGCTCCTTTAAATTCATTCTAACTGGTGTAATTTCTGATACTTCAACTTCTTGATGTTCAAACTCATTGAACAAGTCAAGTAATTGATCCGTTGTTTTCTTACCTGCTTCTACATCTAAAGCCATCAGTGCTACTTGCCCTGCAAGGGAACGTCTGCGGTGTTCTTCTAACAGTCCTACAAGTAATTCTCTATTGGATACATCTTGTTTAAATACATCTTCTAACAAAGAAGATAGATCTTTTCTTTCATTATCTTTTAATAAATAATTACTATTATAATATATATCTAATTCATTTATATTTATAGTTATAGTATTTATATATTTATTATAATATAAATCTATTATATTAAATAATTTATATAATTCATTATAATTAATCTTAATATAATTAATGTTAACATACTTGTAATACTTTGTAAAGAGTTCTTTGTCTTCACAGAACAACTTAATTATCTGTTTTTCAACCATTCGGTTATTTCTCCTGTGTTATATTCTTTAGGATCTTTAGGTGTGATAATAACATCAGCATTGATTCCCTTTTGTTTAAGATTCCTAGCCATTTTAACAGCCTCTATTGCTTTATCCCTATCTAGCCATACCTTTACATTTTTAAAGCGTTCTAGGATGGTTTCTGTGAGTTTTAGAGGCATAGTAGAACCTAATAGAGGTGTGGCACATACACCCCCATTAGATTTTACCACCTTAATTGAAGACACTACGTCTTCCACACAAACTAGTGTATTACCTAACCCATAGAATAGTAAAGGTTTTTTACCCTTTGATCTATACTTTGCTCCATATCCACTAAAGTTTCTACCCTGATAATATTCAGGTGTGTTAACTAAGACTAACATTTGTTCAGTATTATTCCAACCAATTTTATAAGTTTCTGCATCTTGTTTAGTTATCCCATATTGTAAAAGCCATTGCATAGCTTCTTTAGGTATGTTATAATCAACATCCAGTTCGAATGAGGAAGAGCTCTCACCTGCGGATGAGCTCAGACGAAGACGAATGGATGCCAAGTCATTAGTTTTTTTAGTATAGCCACAACCAAAACAATATGACCCATCAGTATACTCTGCTAAGTTATCACGACTACCACAACTAGGACAGTTAGTATGCCTTATAAACGACATAGTTCCTCCATAGATAGCATCGCTACGACCAGATCGTCTGGTCTACTCTGCAATCGTATGTCGTCAATGACCACAATAAGCTTCAGTAATCTTTTTAGAATCATACTTGTTTTCTTTATTGTAAACTTGTTTATGAGTATCATCTTTATACAAAGGAGTTAACTCTGCATGATGCACATCTTTAATCTTCATAGTTTGTTTTAAATCAGAAGGTAAGAATGTCCAAAGATGATGAACCCTTAAGTTTCCATTAGTATCAAACTCTTCATACAACCAAGCGTCAGGTGTTTTCATATTTCTTTATTACCTCTCCAGTAGACTTATCAAGTTCATAAGTAGCTAAGTCATTGTTATTAAGTTTTTGTTGTTTAATTCTTTTAGGGAATATTAAATCCCAATTATCTTCGCCTTCTTTAGATAGGGTTTTGTTAATTAATCTATCTCCAGTTATATCATTCCTGCCACTCATTTGGTAAATCTCCTTGTAAGTCATCAAGTTCAACATCATCTTCAAAAGAATCTCCATCTCTGAGATCTTCTCTGACAATAGCTTCTATATCACGTTCTACAGGATGATAGCAATGATTACAAAGATCAAAGTATTCCCCAGTTATTGCAGATTTTCTTGTTGCTTCAAAATCATTTAAGATTTTGTTGCAGGCTAAACAACGCATTTTATACCCCTTTAAATTATACTTCTATAATAATTGTATATTGCTTTTGCATATTTGTCAAGCGTTGTTCCTTCTAAACCAGGAGCGGTATTAACTTCAAAGACAAAGAATTGATTATCAATTAGTCGGTGCCCAATATCAACGGCACCGAAATCAAGGCCCAGTAATTGAACAGCCCTGCGGGCTGATGATAGTAGTTCTTCGGTCGGAGCAATTTCTGCCCTTGCGTAGACCCATCCGTTGCTATGGTTTCTAATGCCATTGCCATTACCATACCCCAGTTTCTTTTTCTTTTGTTGAACATCAAGTATCTGATCACGGAATACGTGAACACGATACTCGTGCTTATGTTTAGTAGCTACAGTATACAATGGAGCATTGACTAATTCATTAAAAGTATTAGCAATAATAATACCACGGCCACTATGTCCTGTGGTTGTAGTTCTACAATATATATCTTTACCATTAGCAAGCTTATATATTTCTTGTTTACTAATAGACCATTTAGGAAGATTAGTAAACCCATTTTGAGAAAGTATATTGAATGTAGTAAGTTTGTCACAAGCTAATTGAATAGAATTAGGTTTATTTAAATCCTGTTCCATCCACCTAAAATGAGGTGGATTGGAGTTGCCCCAGTTTACAATGACATCTTTACGTCTAGCGTTATAGGAAGGCGAAACCCTTAGAATACCAAGGGTTCTAGCCAATCTTTTAGCAGATACACTATCTACTTTATAAGGAAAAAGTTTAAGACTCATTGTTATTCTCCCACCAATAATAAATTAAAAGTGCAATACCAATAATAATTAGTAAAGGTATTATTACTATCCATTCTGCAACTTCTTTAGCTAACCAAAACTTTATGTATTCATTCATTTAGTTTTTCCTTTTAATAAAGAAGGTGATGCATAGTTATGATATGCAGGTACACCTACTGGTTCTATTGAGTCATCTTCATATTCATAATCATCTACAAAAGATAAAGAATGGAATGGAACATTATAAAGAAACTCTACAGTTCCTTGATATGTTTCAAACATAAGATCACAAGTAAAGTCTTGGTTAACTGCTACAACTTCCATTAGTTCACCAGTCTCATATACTTTAAGAGTAGCAGGATCAGCTACGTCTTCTAGTAATTCTACTAGTGTACCTACTGCAATTACACTAGGTGTTGGTGTTGTAGCTACCTTTACACTAGCTTTGTATGTTGCTACTGGTTTACGCCAGTTACCATAACTGTAATCAGTATCTTTCCATGTTGTAACAGGAGCTATATAAGGCTTATAACTTGTATTAGAATACCAAATCTCATCATCCCAAACACCCTTATTTTCGTTGAAGATGTTGTGATTTCCATGACGATCGAGGAAGATAAGTTTACTATATCCAATACGAGATTCAATTAAGTCTTTCAATGGATCTTGGAAGATAGCCAAGTTACCCCACTTGTTAACAAGCGGTTGAAGAACGTTATTATTAAATCCAATGGTATCACTGTGATCAGAATCACCGAAACCATTGATAATGCCGTTATGGACAAAGCCAACTGCATTATTAATTGCAAAGGGATGACAATTTGTTTTATCAATTTTACCATGAGTCTTTATCCTAAAATGTAAGACAACTTTCTTGTCTTGATGTTTAACATATTCTTTGTAGAATTCTTTTAGTGAAAAGAAACCTTTCTTAATATGTAACTGTTTATCTTCTGCAAACATGAAGCCTGCCCCATCTGGATTAGAATCATAACACTCTTTAAGTGTGTTGTATGGAATAATCTTTTCTTCTGGTTTATATATTGCTATACACATTGTTAATGTCCTTTTTTAAATGATTACTAAGTTCAGGAAACATACGTTTACGTTGTGATAACCACGCAACGAATGCTTCATGATGTGTTTGTTTCTTTAGTGCTTCGTTTGATTGAGCAGGCATGCAATAATCAACAAGTGCTTGAACAAATTGTAAACGCATTGCAAACTCTTTGTAATTCATTGGAGTCGCAAACAATCTGACTTCAATTGTTTTCTCATTGTTAAGATTAAGTGCATTGTATCTGTCACCACCATGTCGATTCTTTCTTGGAAAGATAATAGTACGATCACTGTTCATACGTGCATAGTTATTATCTATGCGACCTGCAATGTGATGTATAAATTCTTTATTATCAAAACGATTTAAGAATTCAGTCAACTTGCCAATTGTCAACTGCGACAAGGGTTTCCGAGACACATGTACATGCATACCTACGTTGTTTGCTACCTTAAGATCCTTAGGTATGTTATCGTAAAACTTCTTAAAGATTTCAAGATGAATGTCTAATGTTGCAGGACAAGTTACAATCTCAAAACCATTACGAATTGAACCATCTGTTTTCATAAGAGCATGACCATGCATTAGCTTACCAACACCTAATTGTGCACGATTACGATTATCTGTTTCATATTCTAATTCACAACCAAGATACACAGTGTTTGGTCTAACACGAGTAGCTTTAAACTTAAGCATACTTTCTACACGAGTAGAATAGTTATGAAGTTTATATGATGCATCTAAACAATGATGACATACCTTGTCAATCATAAGTTCTGTAACAGTTTCATTACCACAATTAGTACAAGTATCAATATCTACTTCATCACGATTATATACATGACCATCATGAAAGAATTGTTCAGGCTTGAGCCATATATCATAACGTTCATTAAATGTATATCCATATTCTCTTGGATCAGTAAACTTATGCATCTGTACCCAATCGGAAGTGCCTAGTCTTACACGCTTTTGAGTACCATCTACATGATACTGATTAGTTAAAGCGTCTTTGTAATAAGCCCACTGAGGTATATCTTTAACTGCAAATAAATCTTCAAGGCTTATAGGATTATCTAATGATTCTACTAACTGTCCTATCTCTACTGCTTTGTCAAGCATAACTTGAGTAGTACGATTAGGTCGTAATGCATTAGAACGAAGACGCCTTTTTAGATTACCCCAAAAGCCTTTCTTTAGAGTTCCATTTTTATTATGAAATTCTATTGGATTAACAAGATAATATAAAGCATCTATAATTGTAGAAGCATTAGCTCTATAACTCTGATGAGTTAATAAGTTTGTTTCTCTACATGCATCACGATGCACATTGTAAACAGTTAAACGTCTACTTTTATTAGTCTCATCGTTGGTATAAAATTGCAATACACGCTGTTCTTTATACCAAATGGTAGACAAAGTAAAGGTAGTGCGAACAGACCTTTGTTCATTGTAATCCCAATTGGTATCTTCTTTAGTCCAATAAGTTTGTCGTATGTCTGGATGTTCCCATCTAAACATATTAAAAGCTTTATTGAAATCATTAAAACTATAAGGTTTCATACATGACTCCAGTGACTACGGGCAAAATTACCCACATAACACACTCGTAGATTGCCGACTACTGCCCACGGCATACGCGGACAATCATACGAATGTGCTATAAGTGTATTACTTGCACAAATATAAATACTGGGGATTGACAAGGCCAATCACCATGTATGTAACACACAGTACCATAATTGCAAATACAAATATTAAAACAAGTTTATCAAACAATTTTAAAGTTTGTTTGTACTTAGGTACAATTGTATACTCTTGACTATAATCGTCCATTTAGAATCTCCTTAAGTTGAAATTGAATTTCTACATCGAGTTTACCAACAACAAAGTCTGCCCCATATTTTAAGATGGAGTCTTGGAACTCACCAATTACATGATAGAAGAATGCTTCTTCTTGATCTATCTGAGCATCAACAGAATCGCTATCATCAATATAATCAAAATCATCTGCACACATTTTTACATTTCCTTTCTTCTTTACCTTTAGAGTAACCAACACGATAAGCAACCCATGATCCATATAATACTAGAACAATAGATTGGATGAATAAATAAAGTTCAATTGACATATTAATCTCCGTTAGATGCAGCTTGATATTGTAACACTTTGATCTTATTAATCAATAGGTTACGCTTAAGTTTGCGTTCATTTTTAGGGAACGCTTTGTATATCTTCCAGAATGCATGTGCATAGATTTCTTCTAATGCATCTGTATTATACTTTTCTAATTTAATATCTGTAGTCATGATGGATTCCTTTAGGATCTAATTGTTCAAGACGCACACACAAATCGTGTGCGAGTAATTCTATTGTTGCTTTACAAATTAAATATGAAGTCATATTAATTTCCTTATTATAAATGTTGTGCCCCATTATTACAAGAGTTGTTGGCTCTTGCGAATGAGACAAAAAAAAGCCCTCAATTAAGAGGGCTATAAACTATGGAGATTGTATAACTTAAGCTGCTACTGCTATGTCACCTTCTACAACAGTGTAATCTACTTTAACTTTAGAAGTTGAAGGATTATCTGTTGAATCTGTTGATGCAGAAGCATTGTACATTGATGATTGATTGTCAATTGCTTCTGTGTTACCAGAGTTAGCTCGTTTAGCTACAGAGAGTTTGATACGATTACGTAGATCAGATAGTTCATCTACGAGATCAACGATCTCTTTAGCAAACGGTGATTTGTATCTTCGAAAATTTGTTTCTGCTTCTTGTAACAGTTGCAATGCTAGATAGATTCTTAAACCTGAGTTAGCTGGTTTTGTAATCTCATTGTACTTAGTAAAGTCAAAGTTAGATTTAGTTGTTGATGTTGATTGTGCCATAATAATGCTCCTAATTAAGGTTAATAATAAATGTCTCTTACGAGACAATTACTGTGCCATCACGGATTATTTAGTTATGTTACATAGTAGGCTGCTTGTGGTCAGGGCTCTCTGCAAGAGGCACTGGACACATTGCAGATACTTCTGTAACAGAATGAAATGATTTGTGATGCACTTTGTAATTGACGTAAGAGATATATTATTAATCCTTATGGAGAGCATTTATGGTGCAATCTGTCAACAACCATAAAGATACATTGACTGACTAAATACAATAGGAAGTATGGCTAACGAAAGGGGATAGTGTTAGATAATTAGTGTGAGCTAAGTTATTGATTGATTAGTGAGGTGGGATACACAGTAGACTTACTCAAGCTAGGGCTATGATTAGGTACTATAGTTAATCTATTATGTGTATGTATATTGATTATAGATTAGTTGTAGTTATATTGTATGTTATGTGTATGCTATAGCCAGGGGGATAGGGGTGAGTGTGTGTGGATATACCCCTAGGGGGAGCAATATATAAATTATATGTTCTTATGCTAGGGAGTAAACTAGATTTTATAAGGAATTATCAATTAGGTCCAGTAAAGGTTTAGAATAAGGGCACCCTTACGGGGCTATTAGACTATGGTCCTCGTCTTAACTAAGTTCGTATTCTTAGACTTCGGACTTACGTCCTCAGTCAACTACGTACCCTCTATTAATTACTAATTAATATTATTATATTAATATTATTATTATATTATTATAATATTATATATATATATTATATAAATATATATAATTATAATATAATTAATAATTATTATAATTAATAATTAATTTATTTTAACAGATCTTTATTCACTTGTCAAGAAAAATATAAAATATTACGAACAAGACCTCAATACCTATTGACAAGTCTTAAAAACTGTGATATACTATTACCATACGAGTGAAATATTATTTATGATTCGAGAAAACCTCCCAGAAGATACCAAGGAAGACAAGCTCTCTGGCTATAAGCTAGATGACAAAGAGATTATTCTAAGTAAGAAACGTGGTCCTGGTTTTAAGTTTAACAACCCTAGTTACTTTAACCTTGAACAGAAGACAGATGCTTGTGCTCTGTATTGTGTTTATGGTGATGTAGACCAAGTCAGTGAAATGACTGGTATAGATCCTAAGTTCCTACGTCAATGGCGTGATGAACCTTGGTGGTCTGAGATTCAAAAGAAGGTGTTTATTGAACAAAATGAAAAACTCGCATCTAGAATTTCTGGTGTACTTGATCGTTCTCTTGATCATCTGGTCGATAGACTGGACAACGGGGACTATCTATGGGATGTCAGGAAATCCAAGCTGGTAAGAAAACCAGTAGATACTAAAGTTCTTTCGAACTTGTTCAATAATTTAATCACACGTAGGCAGTTAATACGTGGCGAACCAACTAGCATTACTACGCAGGTAGCGGTAGATGATAGACTTAAACTACTCGCTGCTCAATTCCAAAAATTCGCACTAGCGAAAGAAATCGAAGGGGAAACTTATGGCAACACCAATGAAAAAACCAATGAAGAAAATGACAATGAAAAAGGGCATGAAAGAAAGCTCTAAAGCTGAAAAAGCAATGGATAAAAAACAAATGATGGGCAGTTCTAAAATGAAAAAAGGCGCTAAGTGTGGCTACTAAACCTGGCCTCTATGCTAACATCCATGCTAAACAAGCTAGGATCAAAGCTGGTTCGGGTGAGAAGATGCGTAAAGTGGGAACGAAAGGTGCTCCTACTGCAAAAGCGTTTACAAAGAGTGCTAAGACTGCGAAAAGGAAATAACTAAATGGCAACTAAATCTAAAAATTGGATTGCTTCTGCAATCAAAAAGCCTGGAGCACTCAAGAAGTCTCTAGGAGTTAAGAAAGGCGAGAAGATTCCAGCAGGTAAACTAGCTAAAGCAGCTAAAGCTCCTGGTAAAATGGGTCAACGTGCTCGTCTTGCACAGACTTTAAAAGGTTTTAAATAAGATGGCTACCAAAAAGAAGGGCGTAAGCCTCTCTATTGGTCGTGGTGAGAAGCTTCCTGCATCAAAAGGTGCTGGACTTACGGCTAAAGGCCGTGCTAAGTACAATGCTGCTACAGGTTCTCACCTAAAAGCCCCACAACCACAGGGTGGTGCTCGTAAGAAATCATTCTGTGCTAGGATGTCTGGTGTTCCAGGCCCTATGAAAGACAGTAAAGGGAGACCTACTCGTAAGGCAGCTGCACTAGCCCGTTGGAAATGCAACTAAATGGCAGCCGATTACGTTGAGTTCTACCCTTCACAGGAATATGTAGATAAGAACTGGGCACCTGTTAAGATGCCTCTTAGTTCTTTCAACTCTCTAGCAAAGTCACAGGCTATTGCAGAGAAAAAAGGAATATTAGCACCAGAAACTACAAAGTACTACCTACCTTCTGCTCTTACAGAGGGAAGATTTGGTGATTATGGTGTAAATGAAGTAGCAGTTAACTATGGAACTCCTATTACCAAAGATGTTAAGGATGTTCTTGCTACTGAACAAGACTATAAACAACAATTAATGGCTTTGTTTCGTAATCAAAGTCAGATCCCTAAAGGGATTGATATAAGTAAGACAGGTGCTGAACTTAAAAAACAAAGACAGGCATATGGAGATGTATCTACTGATGAATCTTTATGGCCAGGCAATCAAAGCCAAAAACGTCTAAAAGAAATTGCAAGTTCTTTAGGAGTAGATCATCTTGTATCTCCTAAAATATTAAAAATAAAACAAGGGGACACTCTTGCAGATGCTAAGTATGATATGTATGATCCAAAAGATACATCATCCTTAGATGAAAGAGCTGCTCTTAAAACACTAGCAGTTGCTAACAAGTATCATGAGTCTGGTGGTAAAGCTAATGGACTTAAACTCTGGGAAATGTATAACGGAGCTGGGCCTAAAGCCCGTGAGTATGTTAAAAAGGTTCAACATGCTGATGAGATGATGACTCATCCTGCTAACAAAGATATGTACAACGCATATTTAAAACTTGTAGAAGAACATAGAAAAGTTAAATAATGCCAAGTACACCAAATTATAAACGAGATTACAAAGACGAGTATAAGAAACATCACTCTAGTCCGCAAGCTAAGGCCGATAGAGCTGCACGAAATAAAGCAGCAAGGGCTAAGGGTCAACCAGGTAAAGATGTAGACCACAAGGTACCTTTACGCAAAGGTGGAAGCAAGTCTTTAAGTAATACTAAACTTAGAAGTGTTTCTTCTAATAGATCAGCTAATGGTCATAAACCAGGTGAGAAACAAATAAAACGTAAATGAAACTAACCCCAGATCTTATCCATGGATTTGCTGGGGCTTGTTTAGCAAAGAGGTACGATGGTTCTACCCCTACTCCGCAATGCCATCTGGAGTGGTGGGATCTCTGTTGCAGCGACAATCCTCTTGTAGCAATCGCAGCCCCGCGGGCACACGGTAAATCAACTGCGATCACTCATGCCTACTTGCTCGCTGCTCTTTTATTTAGAGACAGGAAGTTTGCTTTAATAGTTTCAGATACTGAGAGTCAGGCAACTAACTTCCTCAGTGATCTTAAAGATGAACTTGTTAACAATGAAGACTTGATTAACCTATTTGGTATCAAAGGTCTTATTAAAGATTCACAGACTGACATCATTGTAGAGTTTACAGATGGTGAACAGTTTAGAGTTCTAGTACGTGGTGCAGAACAAAGAGTCCGAGGTTTGAAATGGGACCAACGACGACCAGATTTAATTATATGTGATGACTTAGAAGGCGATGAACAAGTACAAAGCAAAGACCGTAGAGAGAAATTCAGAAGATGGTTTTACGCTGCACTTCTTCCTTGTAGGTCTCAGCATGGTATTGTACGTGTTGTGGGAACTGTGTTACATCTCGATTCCCTACTCAATCGTGTTATGCCTCCCGATTATGATGGCGATTATACTAAGGTTGATCCGCTAAGAACTTATTCAACACGGAAACGTGTAGAGTGGAGATCTGTAAGATACAGAGCTCACTCAGAAGATTACCAGCACATACTATGGGCTGACAGATATAATGCAGAGTTCTTTCAAACTAAGAAAGAAGATTATACTAAACAGGGTATCCCTGAAGTATATGCACAAGAGTTTTTAAACTATCCAATTGATGAGTCGACAGCTTACTTTAAACGTCCTGACTTTATTGAGATACCAAAGTTTACACTAGATGCAATTAAACACAAAGAAAAGAAACTTACTTACTATGCTGCAGTTGACTTCGCCATCTCTACTAGAGAACGTAGCGATTATACTGTCATTGCTATTGGTGGTATTGATTCAGATGGTCTAATGAACATTGTAGACATTCGAAGAGGAAGATGGGATTCCTTGGAGATTGTTGAAGAGATGTTTGCAGTACAAAAGAAGTTTGAACCTCAATACTTTGTAACTGAACGAGGAGCTATTGAGAAGGCTCTAGGTCCAATACTAAGACGTGAGCAGTTAGCTAGACAACAATACATGAGTCTATTCCCTATGACTCCTACAAAAGATAAACAAACTAGAGCACGATCATTTCAAGCTAGGTTTAGAGCTGGTGGTGTTAGGTTTGATAAGAGTGCTCCTTGGTATCCTGACTTAGAAGAAGAGATGGTTCGCTTCCCTAAAGCTAGACATGATGACCAAGTGGATGCTTTAAGTTGGTTAGGTCTTATTGTAGACCAAGTACAAGATGCTGATACTCCTGAAGAGGAAGATGAGTATGAGTATGAAAATGCTAAACGTCAACATCAACAAGATGGACGATCACAAATAACTGGATATTAATAAATGAATTTAGACGTAAAAATAAATATTAATAAACTTATGAACTCCCCTAACATTGCAGAGATGTTAGATCAAAGGGATCTTACTACCATAGGTTTTAATGTTATTACAGAGTTTAACTTAGACAAAGACTCTCGTTCACAGTGGGAAAGACGTGTAGAAACTGCTATGAAGTTAGCTCTTCAAGTAGCAGAAGCTAAGTCATTTCCATGGACTAATGCATCAAACATTAAGTTTCCATTAGTTACTATTGCAGCATTACAGTTCCATAGTAGAGCTTACCCTGCTTTAATACCAAGTGACCAAGTAGTTAAAGTAGATCATGACTCTACAACAAATCCAGATCCAAGAGCAGTAAAAGAAATAGAAGACCGTAACCTTCGTGTTGAGAAACACATGAGTTATCAGTTATTAAAACAAGATGAGTCTTGGGAATCAGAGATGGATAAAGTACTTATCACAGTACCTATCGTCGGTTGTGCTTTTAAGAAAACATACTGGGACTTTAATGAAGATCATCCAGTATCAGAAAATGTACTAGCAAAAGACTTTGTTGTTTCTTATTGGACAAAAAACTTAAAAGATTGCAATCGTCAATCTCACATTCTTTACCTTTCACAAAATGATGTTATCTCAAGACAACGTAGAGGCATCTGGTCAGATTTTCAACTTAGACCTCAACAAACAGTAGTTGGGGATAATTTATCTGAAGCACAAGATTTAGCTCAAGGCAATCATCAACCACAATCAGATCCAGGAACTCCATATGAGTTCATCGAACAACATCGTTGGGAAGATTTAGATGGTGATGGTTATAAAGAGCCATACATTATTACAGTGCATAAAGAATCACGTAAAGTGGTTAGAGTAGTAGCAAACTACTTTGAAAGTTCAATTAAGAGAAATAGCAAGGGTGAGATTTTAAATATTAAACCTGAAAGTTATTTTACTAAATACCCATTCATTCCATCACCTGACGGTGGTTTCTATGATATTGGTTTTGGTATTCTACTAGGACCTCTTAATGAATCTATCAATACAATTATTAACCAACTTGTTGATGCTGGTACTATGGCTAACACTGCTGGCGGATTCCTCTCAAGGGGAATTAAAATTAGGGGAGGCAACTATAATTTTGCTCCTATGGAGTGGAAGCATGTTGATTCAACTGGTGAAGACCTAGCTAAAGGTATTTACCCACTACCAGTTCGTGAACCAAGCAACGTATTATTTACATTACTACAAACCTTAGTTAACTATGGTGAACGTATTGTAGGCTCTACAGACATTATGGTAGGTGAGAATGTAGGTCAGAATACTCCTGCAGAAACATCACGTACTATGGCAGAACAAGGTATGAAAGTATTTGCTGGTATTTTTAAACGTATCTATCGTTCATTAAATGAAGAAGTACGTAAAGTATATCGCTTAAATCAACTCTACTTACCTGAAGAAGTTAAATTTGCAGGTGGTGCTGTATTAGCATCTGACTACCAAACAGATAGTACAGACTTACGTCCTGCAGCAGATCCGCATGTAGTATCTGATGTACAACGAGTTATGCAAGCTGAGACATTAAAACAAACTGCATTAAGTACACCAGGATTTAATGTATACAAAGTTATGAGACGGTACCTTGAAGCACTCAAGATACCTAATATCGAAGAAGTTCTACCAGATCCTCAAGGTCCTAACGCTATTCAAAGCGGTCCAGATGTTAAGGTTCAAGTTGAGCAAATTAAAGCCCAAGAACGTAAACTTTCACTTGAGACTAAGTTCAAACTTGGTGTCATGAAGTTACAACAAGAGGCTGAGTTAAACAAGGCTAAGATACTTAAGATGGAAGCAGAAGCATCTAAAGCTTTAGAAGAAGCTGGAGGTATTCAAGCAGGTCATGATATCGCTATGCTTCAAACTAAGTTAGGTGCGGCTAAAGCTCATCAAGAAGGTATCTTGAAGTCTATTGAGATGATGATGAAAGCAACCGAGGGAGCAGTAAATTATGACAGTAACGCAACAGGAATTCTTGGATTGGATGGAACATCCAGCAACCAAGGCACTCAAGAAAGCCCTACACAACGATAGGGAGTACATGAAAGAACAACTTGTCAGAGGTTTAAGTTCTGATGAGAATGAAATAAGAGGTAGATGTAACGCAATATTAAATATCCTTAGTGTAACTTATGAGGATTTAGTAGAAGGAGCAAGAGAAGATGCAAAATACTAGTGGAATCCATCCAAAGGGTCACAGAGTTTTAATACTCCCAGATCCAGTGGAAGAAGTAACACAGAGCGGTATTATTTTGTCAGTCGGTGAAAATAGAGATAGGGAAAGACTAGCACAACTAAAAGGTACTATTGTCGAATTAGGCAATACTGCATGGTTAGACCAACCAAGCCCCTGGGCTAATGTTGGAGATCATGTAATTTTTGGTAAGTACTCAGGCCTAATCTATCAAGGCGATGATGACAAAGAATACCGAATCATAAATGATTTAGATGTTGTAGCATTAGTTGATTAAAGGAAAACAAATGTCAGAAGAAAAACAAGTAGAGCAACAAGAAGCAAGTACTGAGCAAGAAGTCCAACAAGTAGATCCACAGACTGAAAAAGAAGCCCGTATATTTGGTTGGGTTCCTAAAGAAGAGTTTAGAGGTTCTGATTCTGATTGGGTAGATGCAGATGTATTTGTTAAACGTGGTAAAGAGATTAATCCTATTCTCCGTAAGAATAATGAATTACTTATGAAGAAGCTGGACGCTAGTGCTAAAGAAATTGACAGCATTAAAGCATCCGTTGAAGAGTTCAAGAAGTTCCAAAAGGAATCATTTGAACGTAAGTCCGCTGAGTATGAAGTTCAAATCGCTCAGTTAAAGACACAAAAACGAGACGCAATTGCAGCAGGGGATGGCGATAAGGTAGTTGATATTGACGACCAAATCGATTCATTAAAAGAAGCTCAGAAGGAAAATAAACTGGAAGCGGCTAAAAAGCCAGAGCCAGTTAAAACTGAAGCTCAAGCTAGTGTACCTGATGATCCAGAATTACAAAGTTGGTTAGGCAGAAATCAGTGGTTTGGTGAAGATACCGAAATGACTGATATGGCTAATGGACTAGGAGCATCTGTACGTAAGCAATTCCCTCACCTTTCTGGTCGTGCTTTTTTAGACAAGCTTGATGAAAAGATTGTGGAGTATTTCCCTCAAAAAGCCTTAGGCAATAAAGCTAAGGGTAGTGCAGTAGATTCTACTGGTAACGTTAGGGGAGGTACATCATCTGGTAAGAAGTCTTATGACAACCTACCTAATGACGCAAAAGAAGCTTGCGATCGATTCATTAAAAATGGATGGATCAAATCTAAACAAGAATATGTCGAATCATACGACTGGAGCTAAGGAGAACAATTATGGCTAAAGCATTAACAATTGAAGAGAAAAAAGAACAGGCACTTACTAGAAACGCAAATGAACGTCCTACACGTGAGCGTGTTAGAAATGTTTTTAATGGCACTCAAGCTAAGTTAACTGTTAACAACCAAATCCCTGGATACCACCTACACATCTTTAATGATGAACCAGGTAGGATTCAGACCGCAACAGATGGTGGTTGGGAGTTTGTAACCCCTGATGAAGTGGGCGGTGTAAAAGATAGTGTTACGTCTGGCAATACAGACTTAGGAGATAAGGTAAGATACCTAGTTGGTACAAGCGAGAAAGGTGATGGTCTTTATGCATACTTGATGAAAATCAAGGAAGAGTGGTGGCAGCAAGATCAAGATGAGACACAAAAACGTAATGATCGCGTAGATGAAGCTATCCGTGGTGGTGTAAATGTTGCAAGTGGTACGTCCACTGAAGGCTTTTATACTCCTAAGGGTGGTATTAACTACAAAACAAAATAACTTTAATTTCTAAAAGGAAATAAAATGGCTAACGCAAATACCCCTCGTGGACTTAGCCCAGTAGGTACAATTACTGGTGCTCCGTACAACGAACAGGGTCGCCTTTACGCTATTGCTAACGACGCTTCTAACACTTACGCTATTGGCGATGTTGTTAAAGTTGCAACAGGCAGTGACGCAAATGGTGTACCTTATGTAAACAAAGCGGCTACTACTGATACACCAGTTGGTGTTATTGTAGGTATCCGCGTATCAGATCCAGGTGTATCTCTTGTAGGTACAACATTGGCTCTAAACACAATCTATCTACCACTTAGCTCAGGTACTCGCTACGCTTATGTAGTTGATGATCCGAATGTTATTTTCGAAGTAGAAGGTGATGCTACAGGTGTAGCTGCTGCTGACGTATTCAAACTTGCTGGTTTAACAATTACTGCTAACCAAACAACTCTTGCAATGTCTGCACCGCTATCAAACACAGTATTGAACGCTTCTTCATTCCTTGCTTCTAGTGCTTCTGGCTCTTTAGCATTGCCATTACAAATTATTGGTCTAACACAAGCAGTTAATAATGCTGCTGGTGCTTATGCTAATGCATTAGTAAAATGGAACAAGCATCAATTCCTCAACCCAGTTGGCACGGCTTAATAAGGAGAATATAACATGGCTGGTATTATAACAACCGCTTCACATCCGAAGGCTCTATGGCCTGGGATCAAAGCATGGTGGGGTCAAGTCTACGATGAACATCCAGAAGAATATTCTAAATTGTTCGATAGTGACACTTCACGTCAAAACTATGAAGAAGATGTACAACTTACAGGTTTCGGTTTAGCTCCAGTTAAATCCGAAGGTTCTGGAGTTTCATACGATTCAGAAGTTCAAGGTTTCACAACACGATACACTCACGTTGCTTACGCACTTGGTTATATCGTAACAAAAGAAGAGTTAGATGACAACTTGTATGAACAAGTATCACGTCGTAGAGCTGCAGCATTAGCAATGTCTTTCCGTCAAACGAAAGAAAATATTGGTGCTAACATCTACAACCGTGCATTTAACGGCACATACTTAGGTGGTGACGGTGTTGCTTTATGTTCTACAGCACATCCTAACACATCTGGTGGTACTTTTGCTAATAAGCCTTCAGTAGATGCAGATCTTTCTGAAGCTTCTTTAGAAGATGCTTTGACAGCTTTAATGGGTTTCCAAAATGACCGTGGTCTTTTGATCAATGTTATGCCGAAATCTTTAATTGTTGCTCGTCAAAACTTCTGGAATGCTAACCGTATTCTTAAGTCAGCATATACACCATCAACAGCAAATAATGCAGTGAACGTTTTAGTGGCTACAAATGCGTTACCAGAAGGTATCGTAATGAACCACTATTTATCTTCACCTAATGCATGGTTTGTAAGAACTAACATCCAAAACGGTCTCAAGTACTACTCACGTGTTGGTATTCAATTTGATCAAGACAATGATTTTGATACAATGAATGCTAAGGCTAAGGGTTACGAAAGATACTCATTTGGCTGGACAGACCCTAGAGCAATCTACGGTGTTAACGGTCCTTAATTAGGACTATATGAGATGTAGAGGGGACGAGTTAAAGTTCCCTCTTATCTTTACTTAGGAGTTAAAATGTCATATCCAATAGAAGAAAAAAAAGGTAAACGCCCACCTGTCAAAAAGGGTAAATAATTTAATTGTTCTCTGATGACGCTTAGAGATAAGCGTTGTTAAAAAACATAACAACGTCAAAGGAGATTTATATGGGTAATCCAACAAGATTTACAAGTGGAGTAGGTACAGCTTACCAAGGTGAAACATTAGGTAACTATCCTCTTCCAGATCCGTTTCATACTGGTAGTACACAAGGTTTAGGTATTTCAATTTATGAAAATGACTTTAACACACTTATTGGTACTGATTATACAGTAACTGGTTCTTCATCAACATTTACATTGTCAAGTACAATCGTTGGTGGTGCAGGTGTATTAACACCAGGTGCAGCTACAACAGCTACAGCTGCTTACAAAGCGGGCTCATTCTTACAATTCCAAGCTGGTAATCAGTTCTGGTATGAAGCACGATTTAAAGCATCAGCTGTATCAAGTACTAAGTCATTCTATGTAGGTTTACGTAATGGTTCAGGTGTAACTGATGGTTTATGGTTTGCTAAAGCAGCATCATCAACATCTGTTAACTTAGTATCAACAGTAGGTTCTACAGCTACTACTTTAGTAACTGGCGTAGCAACAGCTACAGCAGATACATGGCTTAACTTAGGTTTCTATTATGATGGTACTGATCTACTAGTCTATTCAGACAATGCTTTAGTAGCTCGTGTTTCATCTCCAACAATTGGTACTTCAGGTACAACATTATCAAGTGTGCTAATGGGCCCTGTTTTCCAAATTACTCCAACAGCAACTGATACATTAACTGTTGATTTCGTTTTAGCTGCTCAAGAACTAGTACGCTAATAGGAGAATAACATGGCTAATTCAGTTCAGATTCAAACGTTAGTTGATAGTGAACGTAACTTAGTTGTTAAATTAGTTGGTATTTTAGATACAAGTAACGTAAGTTTAGCTACATTAATTGATCCAGCACTTGTTGCTGCAGTTAATGCTTCAGGTTTAAACTCACAACAACCTACTAAAATAGCAATTAAAAAAGTAACTTATGACGTAGAAGATGGCTTAGCTGTTAACCTTTATTGGGATGCCACAGCAGATGTTCCTATCTGGAGATTTGTAGGTAGGGGATTTGTAATGGGAGAACACATTGGTTTCTTACAAAATAATGCTGGTGCAGGTGTGACTGGTAAAGTTTTATATGACACAGACGGTTATTCATCAGGCTCTTTATCATTCAGTTTATTGATTGAATGTATTAAACAATGGACTTAGTATGGAACAAATCATAGGATTATTATTCTTTGCACGTAATGTTACGCACATTGAACATTTAAAGACTAAAAGTTATGCTAAACACAAAGCTCTTGGTCATTTCTATGATGATGTTATTGATTTAGCAGATAAACTTGCAGAAGCGTATCAAGGGGATCAAGGTCTCTTAGGAGACATCCCCTTATATGCTAAGTTACCAGATTATGCAATTGATGTATTCTTAGAGAAACAACTTAAGACTATTGATGAACTGCGTAAAGATGCAACAGATAGATCAGCTATTCAAAACATTATTGACGAAGTTGTTGAGTTATATTTGAGTACACTTTATAAGTTAAGGAATTTATCATGATCACTTCTGATGCTAAAGTAAAACAAATGGAGATCTCTGCTATTGTTACAAGAGCGGATGGAACTATTGAAAATCTTGGAACAATTCAATATTGGCACAAGAACCCTTTTAAACGTATTATATGGAGAATTAAAAAATGGCTACACTATTAGTAAACACAGGTAAAGCTGTAGTTACAAACCGTATCAAAGGCTCTGGAACTGAACCTTCCTATGTTGCTTGGGGTACAGGTGCTGGAACTACTGCTGCTACTGATACAACTTTATTTACTGAAACTGGTACTAGAGTTGCAGGTACATCAACACAACAAACAACTACTACAACAAGTGATACATATCAAGTTGTAGGTACACAAACAGCAGGTTCTAGCTTAACTATTACTAACGCTGGTTTGTTTGATGCATCTACATCAGGTAACTTATTTGTTAAAGGTGACTTTTCTGGTATCGCATTAACATCTGGCGATAGCATTCAGTTCACATTCAAAACACAATTTAGTTAATAAGATTGGGGGGCCTGAGCTATGGCTCTAAATCAATCAGCAATTAACGTAAAAGTAATAAACGGGGCTGAGACTACACAGTTTAGTCAAGCCCTGAATGTTACTGCTACAGTTACTGCTTCGTTCTTACGAGCATTAAGTGCTATTAAATCTATAGTTAGTACGACTACGTCTACACTTATTAGAAGTTTTGTATATATGAAGACTGTTACAACGTCTTTAGTTACAAGTATAGTTTCAATAGCTCAAACAGGTCGTGGTAAAATATTAACAGTATCTTCTACTAGTTTAAATACATTAGTTAATAGACTATCTTTACTTAGAACTTTAGTTGCTACTAGTACTATAGTTCAAACGCTTCAAAGAACTTTTGGTAAACTTGTTTTACAAGCAGAGGTAACAGTAGCTACAATACTAACAGCTACTAATAGACTTGTAACATTATTAGCTTATTCAACAGCTACATCTAGTTTTACAAGAGCAATAGCTTTTAAAGTATCTACAGCTTTATCTACAGTAACTGCTACTTTAACTAGAACTAAAACTTTAGTAAGAACAATTACAGCTACCCTAGTTAGTTCTATCAGTACATTAATAGCAGTTAAATTATATTATCAAATTTTAACTGTAATATCTACAACAACTTCTACTTTAGTAAAATTAGTAGGAAAACCATTGACAATTTCTGTAAATTGTGGTATTATATTAAGTAAGCTCGTTTATAAAACACTTACTGTTCTATCTACAGTATCTTCAAGTATTATTAAAAGTGCTATATCTTTTACAAGATACCCAGTAAATAGACTTATGTATGCTGCTACAAGAATAAGAAAAGTCTTTTACCTATAAGGATCTGTTTAAATGAGTGCAGCTTTTTCATATAAAATTACTTTAGAGAATGAACAGTTTACCTTTGACTTTTCTACAATAATGTCAACAGGAGAGACGATCTCTTCAGCTACTTGTGTAGTACAAGTTAGAGATGGCGTTGATGCTAATCCTAATGCAATACTTCTAGGTAGTCCTGTAGTAAGTGGTCAACTAGCTGCTCAACGTATTTATAATGGATTAGATGGTGTCATTTACCGAATTGAAATGACAGCAGTATCATCTTTAGCTAACACTTATACTATTGTAGCAGACTTACCAGTATTAGCTCCACTTAACGTTTAGGAGATAACTTTGAGTTATACCTCTAGATACGATAATGGAGATTGGATAGCAGACTGTGATGTCTGTGGTCGTAAATATAAAGCTAGTGCCTTAAGTCAACGTTGGGATGGTTTAATGTGTTGTGATGACGATTGGGAAATACGTCAACCACAAGACTTTGTAAGAGGTGTACCTGATACTCAGATAGCTCCATGGTTAAGACCAGAACCTCCAAATAGCTTTATACCAGTTACTTTGTCACAAGGCATGACAAACACAGGTCCTTCAATAAGTACAACAACTCTAGTACCTTTTGTTGTTTATGCTCCTTGGAATCCACATTTTTATAGTACAGTAACAGCAACTCTATCATACGCTAGAGTACTTCCAGCAACACTAACAGCACTTAATGGCTCGGCAATTAACACTAAAACTTTAGGATAATATTATGGCAGGATTAAATTTATTTACAAATAACGCAGGTACCACATTAGCTACAGGTATTAATAGCTCTGTTACCTCATTAACTGTTGCATCAGCTACTGGTGGTTTATTTCCAAACCCTACAGCTGGTCAGTACTTTTACTGTACTTTATCTAATGCAGCAGGTACTACAATTGAAATTGTTAAAGTAACTGCTAGATCAACTGATACATTTACTATTGTTCGTGGTCAAGATGGTACAAGTGCAGCAGCATTTATTGCTGGTGATAAAGTTGAACTCCGTTTAACAGCGGCTGATCTTCAGAACTTCCCACAGTTAGACTCAACTAATACTTTTGCGTTAGCTCAAACATTTAGTACAGCCCCAGTATTTACAGATGCAACGGGTACTCGTTCTGCTATATCAGCAGCTAAATCTGGTGCTAATAGTGATATTACATCTATTACTGGTTTAACTACTCCTCTTACAGTAGCTCAAGGTGGAACTGGGGCAACATCACTAGCTGCTGCTACTATTGCTACACAAGGGTATACAACTACTGCTACTGCGGCTGGTACAACTACACTTACTGTATCTAGCACTCAGTTACAATTCTTTACAGGAACCTCTACACAAACTGTTACATTGCCTGTAGCTAGCACCTTAACATCTGGACAAAGATTTGAAATACATAACAACTCTACAGGATCTGTTACAGTTAATTCTTCTGGAGCTAACTTAGTTGCAACTGTATTAGGTAATACAACAGTAGTATGCACTTGTATTTTAACTTCTGGAACAACAGCAGCTTCATGGGATGTTGATATTCAAGGATTTACTACTACACTTCCTGTAGCTAATGGCGGAACGGGTTCTGCTAGTGCAACAGCATACGCGGTATTAACTGGAGGTACCACTTCAACAGGTGCATTCCAATCTATTGCTTCAGTAGGAACAACTGGTCAAGTTCTCACATCTAACGGTGCTGGTGCATTACCAACATTCCAGGCAGCATCAGGTGGTGGTGCAGGTGGAATTCAAAAGTTCATATACACAGGATCAGCTCAAACATTTACTGTGCCAACTGGTTGCACTGCTCTTTATGTAACTGTGCAAGGCGGTGGTGGTGGTGGTGGAA